GATGGTATTACACGGCATGGTGTCATGAGATTTCGTGCTGTTGTGTCAGACAATTAAAGGAGACTAGACATGGCGGCACAAAAAGGTTCAGCCCTGTTACTGAAAATCGGTGATGGCGCATCACCAGAGGCGTTCACGACTGTTGGTGGTCTACGCTCAACATCAATCACAATGAACGAAGAAGCTGTAGATGTAACAACCAAAGATAATAACGGACATCGTGCATTGCTTGCTGGCGGTGGTACAAACAGCGTTTCTGTTTCTGGTTCAGGTGTTTTCACAGACGCGCCATCAGAGGGTACTATTAGAACAGCATACTATGCACAACAGAACACATCTGATGGCTCAAGCGCACAAACAGCGGCGTTTAAGAATTATCAGGTCATTGTTCCAGATTTTGGCACATTGACAGGTACGTTTATGATTGCATCACTAGAGTATGCTGGTGAATACAATGGTGAAGTTACTTATAGCATCACCCTTGAATCAGACGGCTATATCACCTTCGCGGCGGTATAATAATGTCTTGGAAAACTGTAGAGGTTTCAGTCAACGGCAAAACCCTATCGGCTCATAAAAAGTCGGTAGGGGATGCCCTTGAGTGGGCAATGCCATGTTCTTCTGAATTAGAAGCGGGTGGTAGTTTTGAGTGCGGGGGTCAGTCATATGTGGCTGAGTCTTGCGTGGATGTCGCCAATCGTGGCGAGGTGTTAATTGTTAAAACACAAGGGGTCAAAAATGACAAATCCAAAGCGCGGCGAACTAGAGATAACTCTGGGGGAGAAAACTTATAAAAGCAAAGTAACGCTTGACGTTGTTATGCGTATTGAAAGACAGATGGGCAAAGGCATCGTAAAGATTGCACAAAGTTTATCTGAAGCTGAATTTACTGTTGAGCAAATGGTTGGGATTTTAACACCAGTTATTCGCGCTGGCGGCAATGATGTCAAAGAAGCTGACATCAAAGAGGCTCTATGGAAAGCTGGCTTAGTCGCTGGTATCCAAGCCTGTAGTGAAGTTATAGCAAGCGTTCTTGGTGTTGATGAGCAAGATGAGGGAAACGTAGTAGAGGCGGAACAACTTCTGTAAATGAATTGCCGTGGAAATATTGGATGGAGATGGCTCTCGGAAAAATGCGTATAGACCCAGATGTTTTTTGGGGTATGAGTTTCCCAGAGTTTTATGCCGCCATAGAAGGATTTACAGAGTTCCATTCAGACGGACAGCCGCCGCCGCTTACGAAAGATGAGCTTGAAGATTTGATGGAAAGGTATCCAGATTAAATGGCAACAACAGTTGATACCTTACTGGTTCGCATAGAGGCAGATTTAGCTGGTTTACGCAGAGACTTAAAACGAGTTGAGCAAACCACAGAGCAATCATCAAAAAAAATGGGGCGTAGCCTCAATAATATTGATACAGGCTTCCAAAAAATAGGCAGAACAGCCAAGGCTCTCGCTCCCATTTTAGCGGGGGCTTTAGGCGTTGGGGCTGTAAGGTCATTTGTAAAGGTTGGTTCAGAGGTTGAGAACCTTCAAGTTCGATTGCGGTTTTTATTTGGTGATGTTGAAGAAGGTGCAAAAGCCTTTGAGGTCATGTCGCAGTTCGCATCAAAAGTTCCTTTTTCTTTGCAAGAGATTCAAAACGCATCAGGAACATTGGCGTCAGTAGCAAACAACGCAAATGAATTAAACGAGCTTCTAAAAATTACTGGCAACGTGGCGGCGGTATCTGGGCTTAGTTTTGAAATGGCGGCTGGTAACTTGCAACGTGCATTTGCGGCTGGTGCTAATTCTGCTGATTTATTTAGAGAGCGTGGCGTTCTAGCCATGGCTGGCTTTGAAGTTGGTGCAAAAGTTTCTATTGAAGAAACCATAACAAAGTTTCAAGAGGCTTTTGGCACAGGCGGAAAAATGGATGGAGCTACAAAGGAGCTTTCAAAAACATTCACTGGCACAATGTCAATGCTTGGAGATGCTGTATTTAATTTTCAAAGACAGGTTAGTGATTCTGGGCTACTAGATGCGTTTAGGGAATTAGCTGAGTTTTTGCGTGAAAATGTAGCTGAAACAGACCGCCTTGCGAGAGTTATAGGCGGAACATTGGCGGCGGCAGTTAGAGGAATCACTACTGCTCTAAAATTTGTTTTAGAAAACCTTACATCAATAATTATTGCTATAGGCGTTTTTGCATCAATAAAAACTGTTGCCGCAATCGCAGGGGTCGGTATGGCCTTTGTTTCACTGGCAACAAATGTTGCGAAAGCTGGCGGGGCTTTGAAAGCCTTGCGAATGGTTCTTCTCGCATCACCTTTGACCGCCATAGCAGTGGCGGCGGCGGTAGCGGCTGAACAAATGGGGTTACTTGACCCTGTTCTTGCAAAAATAAAATCAAAATTTGCAGAGCTTTATCCAGAAGTAGACACGACAGAAGAAAAAACAGGTGCGCTTACAACTGAAATTAAAAATCTAGCTGAAACATTAACTGGTGGAGCAAATGCGTCAAAGGCTACAAGTGAATTTACTAAACAAACAAAATCATTAGGCGACCAGCTTGAAATAGCAAAGTTAGAAGCTCAAGGTTATAACTCTGAATTTGCCAAGATTATGCAACAATCTGGCTTTGACCCACAAAAAATGAAGATTGAAGGGGAGGTTGAAGGCATAACCCCCGCTGTATTTAGGACAGGAGAACAGGCCACAGATACAGATAGAATGAAAGAGTTGAGAAACCAATTTGAACAATTGGCTGTCGCACAGAAAAAAGTAGATAACATTAACATAGCTGAAGGCATTTTAGAATCCAGAGATGCGGCTGGGCAAATGCAAACGCAGATGGTCGCTTTGAATGAAGCTCTAGCAGTTATGCCTGAGAGAAAAGATGAAATAAACGCCGCTATTAGTGATTTGGGCGTACAAATGAATAGACTTGACCCAATGTTCAAATCAACAATGGATGCGGCGCAACAAGCGGGTGATGCTGTTGCAGACGTTCTTGCGGAAGCGGTTATGAAGGGCAAGTTAGATGCTGATGCGTTAAAATCTATTTTTGCTAATTTGGTTCAACAGCTAATTGCTGAAGCTATCAAAACATTTGTTATCAAAAAGATTATGTCCGCTGTGTTCGGTGGCTTTGGCGGCGGTGGGTCAGTATCAGGTGGGTTGGCTGGCGGTGGCTCAATACCAGCTTTTGCGGCAGGGGGCAGAATACCAGCAAGGGCTGGCGGTGGTCCTGTACTTGTAGGAGAGCGTGGTCCAGAATTATTTATTCCTCATAGTGGCGGGGTTATTAAAAACAAGATGGACACTAAAAATATGCTTCAAGGCGGCGGCTCACCTGTAAATGTGTATCAAACCATCAATGTTGATTCAGGCGTATCACAAACCGTAAAGTCAGAAATGATGAATATGCTACCACGCTTCAAAGCTGAAACGATGCAAGCTGTCATTGATGGCAAGCGTAGAGGCAAGGCAATTAGTAAGGTATTTGCATAATGGCGGCTCCAACTTATCCTCTTAGTGTTCCAACATCCCCATATTATTCAAAATCAAGTTGGGCTTTACAGCGCAAAACAGCCTTGTCTGTTTCACCCTTTTCTGGCGCACAGCAAGTCTTTGAATATGATTTTGCTTTGTGGTCAGTGACTTTAACTTTGCCGCCTATGAAAAGGTCAGATGCGGCTAACTGGCAAGCCTTTATTTTAAAGCTACACGGAAGAAAAGGCACATTTCTTTTAGGAGACCCAGATGCAAGAAAACCAAGAGGCACAATTAGCGGCGCAGTCACGGTGGGGGCAAACTACTCAGTCGGGGCTTTTACCATTTCTATTTCAACTAGCCAAAATAGCCTTGCTAATGCTTTTCGCGCTGGGGATTACATACAGCTTGGGTCTTCTGGCACAAGCAAGTTGCACATGATTGTTGATGATGTAAACACAGATTCAAGCGGCAACGCAGATATAAACATAGAGCCGCCTATTAAGACAGCGGGTTTGTTAGGCGATACGGTTGTATATGAAAACGCCAAAGGTTTATTTCGTATGCAAAACCCGCAAATTGATTGGGATGCTGATGACGTTGGAAAGTACGGAATACAATTTAGTGCGGTTGAGGCATTATAATGGATAATATGGGGCTACATGATTTATTGTGGATTACCGCTACAGGTTTAATCGCGTTTTTTGTAAGAGCTATTTGGTCAAAACTTGAAACGCTTGATAAGGAAATGAAAGAGGTGTCTCTCGCATATGTTCGCCGTGAGGACTATCGTGATGACATCAAAGACATCAAAATTATGCTCGGCAAGATATTTGACCGACTAGAGACAAAGGCAGACAAATGAATAAAAACAGATTTATCAAACAAATGCGCTTCCATGAAGGCGTAAAAAATAAGGTATATAAAGACCATCTTGGCATTGAGACAATCGGTGTTGGTCGTAATCTTGTTGACCGTGGGCTATCTGATGAAGAAGTAGATTACCTATTAGGGAACGACATCACTATCGTTGAGAACGAATTAGACAATGGCTTGTCTTGGTGGCGGGATTTAGATGAGGTGCGGCAAAGAGCATTGGCAGACCTTGCTTTTAACATGGGGCTTCCAAGGTTGCATGGCTTCGTCAAAATGTTGGATGGGTTACAGCGCAGGGATTATCATGCCGCCGCAGATGAGTTATTGGATTCCAAATATGCCAAACAGGTTGGGGCAAGAAGTGAGCGTGTCGCGGCTATGATTAGAACTGGTGAAGATAGCGCGGAGTTTTAATGTATGAAACGATAGTGATTATTTGCGCTTTTGGTACTGCAACCGTAGGCCACACATATCCCTACAAGATGCACACAATATGTGAGTATTTTTGTGAGCGTAGTCAAAGCAAGTATCATTATTACTATAATCCAGTAACAGTCATTCCTTATGGGTACACTTGCCCACCAAGCAAGCGGGTGACTTTTGAAAAGTGGATTAAGAAAAAGCGGTGAATCTTATGTATGAGTACAAAATCAAAGAAGTGGTCAAGGTGGTTGATGGGGATACCATTGATATAATTATTGACCTTGGGTTTGACCTCACCAAAAAAGAGCGTGTTCGTTTGGCGGGTATTGATACCCCAGAATCTAGAACAAAAGACCTAGAGGAAAAAGCACTTGGTTTAGAGGCCAAAGAGTTCTTGGAACGCCGCATAGCTGATTGCGATAACCTGTGGGTATCCACTGAAAAAGATGGCAAATATGGTCGTATGCTAGGCAACATATGGTGCGGTGTTACTTGCATCAATGAGGAAATGGTCAGCCGTGGCTACGCTTGGGAATATGATGGTGGCAAAAAAGAAAAGAACCTAGATGACCTTAGAAGGATAAGGGGCATAATCTAATGGCAGACAAGCCTTTGTCAGTTGATATTGGTGAAAACAGCTTTGAACTTACCCTTAGAATATTGGGCAATGAGTTTATAGCAATCAGGATTGGTTCTACTAATTTTTCAGGAAAGCTAATCGCTGGCGGGGTTTTGCTTCTATTTTTCACGTTTATGATTATGGAAATATTTGGCCTCTCAGGAATGATGGGCATGGAAACTTATGACTAAGCC